TTCTTTAAAATCTTTGGCGTCACGTAACAAATCAACTTCTTCGGGTCTCCAAAAAAAGCCTAGTTGTTTATCTGTTAATTTTTCAAACTGTCTATATTTTAACGTTTCGTAACGTTGAATGTTTACGGGTCCGTTGGGATCTAAAAATGCCAATGCTTTGGTGTGATCACCTTTGTTATTAATATTAAAAACGCTCATTATTTTCCTCGGTTTATATTACACAACTGTCACAATCTTCTTGATCGACAGGTATAGTAAGTTCTTTTTTAACTGCTAATTTATCGATGTCAATTTCACCTTGACCATCCATGGTGTTAAAATAGTATAGCTGCTTAGTACCATACTTATAGCATAATAACAAGTGGCCAATCATTTCACTCATTGGAATTTTTTCATCTTCATAATGATGTGGATTGTAACTGGTGTTAACACTGATACCCTGATCGATATATTTTTGAAGCACTGCACAAATTTTCAAATATCCTTCGGGGGACTTTTGATCCCATAAAAGTTCATATTTGTTTTTTAATTTTCTATACTCAGGAACAACCTGTTTCAACACACCATGCTTACTCTGTTTAACACTGACATAACTACGTGGAGGTTCAATGCCATTTGTGCTGTTACTAATCTGTGCAGACGTTTCGGCAGGCATTAACGCCATTAAGGTGGCATTTCTTTGCCCGTACTGTGCCGCATCTGCTCTTAGACTTTGCCAATCCATACGCTCTTGATGTGGAACCAATTCATCAACTTCCGACTTACGTGTGTCAATTGGTAATAGACCATCAGCTGACTTTAAATCTTTCCAACGACCACAAGCTCCTTGTTCTTTGGCAAGATCCACACTGGCTTTGATCAAGTAGTAACTCCATGCTTCGGCATATTCGTCGACCAATGCCAAGGCACGTGGGTCGCTGTAGCTGACATCGTGTTTGGCCAAGAAATATGCAAAATTAATAATGCCAATTCCCAATGGTCTAAATTCATCTGTGGCTAATTTAGCAGCCAACACTGGATAGTGCTGATAACTCAGCAATGCATCCAATCCCCGTACTGCCAATGTACACATACGTTCAAAGTCTTTTGGACTCTTAATATTTCCCCAATTGGTTGCACTCAGTGTACACAGTGCAATTCTACCATTGGGGTCGTTTAGATCTTTAAGTGGCACTGTGGGCAAGTCAATCTCAGTACACAAATTACTCATTTTAATAGGAGCAATTTTTTCTTTAAAAGGACTATGAGTATTAGCGTGATCCACGTTCATTAAATAAACTCTGCCTGTATCTTTACGCTCCTGCATGAAACGGCCGAATAAGTCTAGTGCCTTATAAGTTTTTTTACGTAGTTTAGTATTGCGTTCTGCACGTTCATACAGTTCTTTAAATTTATCTTGGTCATTAAAGAATGTTTCATACAGTTCTGGCACATCGTGCGGACTAAAACAAGTAATGTCACCGCCAGTGATCAATCGTTCGTACATTAGTTTGTTAAACTGCACACCATAGTCCATGTGTCGTACGCGATTGTCTTCAGTGCCTTTATTGTTTTTAAGCACCAACAAGTCTTCTACTTCCAAATGCCATATAGGATAATACAAAGTAGCAGCGCCATTGCGTACTCCGCCCTGACTGCAACTGCGAGTTGCACTTTGAAAGTGTTTGTAAAAAGGAATTACACCCGTGTGGTAGGCGTCTCCGCTCCTAATAGGCGAACCCAATGCCCTAATTCGTCCTGCTCCAATACCAATTCCGGCTTTTTGGCTGACGTATCGTACGATACTGCTAGCAGTAGCATTAATACTGTCCAAGCTATCATCAGTCTCAATGAGAACGCACGAACTAAATTGTTTTTGTGGTGTGCGTACACCAGCCATAATGGGGGTAGGCAAACTAATGTCATGATCAGATACCGCATTATAATAATCCTTAACCCATTGTAATCTTGTTTCTTTAGAATAATTTTGAAATAGTGTTGCTGCAATCAGCATGTATGCTATTTGCGGAGTTTCGTATATTTCACCGGTTACACGATTTTGTACAAGATATTTGCCGCGCCATTGCTCCATGGCAACATATGTAAAATTTTCGTCTTTACTGTGATCAATTTCTTTGTTTAATTCATTCCATTCATCTTCGCTGTAAGCATCTAATAAAGGCGAATCATAAAACCCTCGGTTAACATTCCGCTTTACTAATTCTAATAAACTACACGGTTGGTAATCGCCGTAAACTTGTTTACGTAAATGATAATTAATTAACCTACCGGCTACATATTGATAATTGGGCGCATCTTCGCTGATGAGGTCAGCAGCACTCTTAATCATTGTTTCCTGAATATCGCTGGTCTTGATTCCGTTGTAAAACTGAATATGACTTTTAATTTCTAATTCACTGGCGCTCACTCCTGTGGTATCTTTCGTTGCCCAGAATACAACCTTATGCAATTTTTCTAAATCTAATGGCTCTTTGCGACCATCTCTTTTTGTAACTTGAATTTGTGTCATTGATTTTTTCTCTTATTTTATTTTTTCTAAATTTAAATCAGTAGTAGTTAATCGTGCTACTAATTTTAGATTATTTTTAACGTGTGTCTTATTTACAACCTCGTCATGGATATAATTAAGAACATATTTCCCTTTGTCAATATAAACTAAATTATATTGTTCCATGGTCGAAGGATCATTATATGTTCTTATTTCGATTTCGCATTGATGACTACTTAGATATAGAGTATACAGCATTCCAAGTGCTTTAGCAAGATCGCAGTAATAGTTTTCGTAAATTAATTCCCAAGGCCCGGGCCATTGATCAATTTGATCAGTGGTCAAATAATGAGCTACATAAGGTGCATAGCACCAAAGATGCACTGTATCTTTTAATGCATCTTCGATTCTTTTGTCACTGATTGATTTACGAAATTCATGCCAACAGCGAAGGCGTTCGCTGGGTAATAGATTCCACATAGTTTGATAAAATTAAAAACTTAAAGTACTTACAGTATATTGAATATTGGAACTGAAACTTGGTGAAGATGTAGTAGTGGCTGTTATTTGTACATAAGCATCACCGCCAGTTGTTCCTACCGGAATAACACCAAATGTCATTCCTATATTAGCAGTTTCGGTGTATTCCTCATCATAGGATATAGCACCTGGTGCTGCTACATTACCACGATTCCACGCAAGTTTAAACCAGCCTGTTCGGGCATCGTTGTCTCTAATAACGGCATATTGTATGTATACTGCTGGTTTATTGTAATCGACAATACCATAATTCAAATTTGCTGTGGTACCTGGGGCTATCCCTTGAGTGTAAACAGTGTAATTGGGTATATTGCTATGTTCGGTAAGAATTTCGGTATTCCCAACTTCCGGAGCACCTTCTGACAGAGTTCCGTTACCGATATATAGTTTTCGAGTGTCAACGCTCCAACCTAATTCCGCTGTTGCTAACTGCGGTAAATCTGTTTGTACACCGTGTCTGTGTTTAATTTGTGAAATTTGTACTATGGCCATTTGTCTATTCCTGATACTATATTTATTAACTCAGGTAATAGAGTTCTACTCGTTTAAGCCATTCATTGGACCAATGTTCAAATTCTTGTTCCGTAATTTCAAATTCCTGATATTGATTATCAGCACTACACATCAAAATAACACCAGTTTTAATATCTGTTCCGTGCATTTCATTATGAGCCAGTGCATAAGCAGTTAACTGCAAGAAATAATCTTCAATCCATTCGCGCTTTTTAGGTTTATTAGTCTGCTTGAAGTCCATTATGGCAGGACGACCTTTCCACACGCCGATACAGTCAGTGGTACCCGCATATAACCCACTATAATAAACAGGAACTTCTACACCCCAAAACTCACTGACATGTTTGCCTAATCCCTCAAATACAATGACATTGGCCATCGAATGACTTTGCTTGCTAAACGGATTAGTACCAGGAATCCCCATGTCCCCGTCTTTGACATAAGTTTCTAACCATTTGTGCATTCGTGTACCACGGCTAGCCGCTTCGGTAGTAATTTGTTGTGCTTGGGCTTCTCCCACGCGACGTTTCCAATTTGCTAATGCTTGACGTTTTTCTTCGGGCTTGGTACGATCTAAAATAGTAGTAACACTGGGAACCTTAGAACCATCGGGTAAACAATAGTGACGTTTTCCATCGACCGTTTCCCTATTAATGGCTGTATAATTAAATTTGTTTATTAACATTTACACTCTAAAACTTTCTCCGCAACCACAACGATCGCGTTCATTTGGATTATTAAATTCGAATCCTTCGTTTAGTCCGTTTCTTACGTAATCTATTTCTAGTCCCGTTAGATAAGCACAACTTTTAGGATCAACAAAAACCTTGCAGCCATCACAGTCAACGCATTGATCCTCAGGGTTGGGATTGTCTACGTATTCTAACACATATGCTAGTCCACTGCAACCAGTGGTTTTAACACCGATGCGAAGCCCAACACCTTTACCTCGTTTAGATAATTGTTGTTGAATTTTTTTAGATGCTGTGCTTGTTACGGTAATCATTTACGGCCGCTTTAATCGCATCTTCTGCCAGTATGCTACAATGTATTTTGACCGGAGGTAGGGCGAGTTCTTCTGCAATCTGAGAATTCTTAATGCTTCCTGCTTCATCAAGAGTTTTACCTTTGACCCATTCTGTAACAAGAGAGCTAGACGCAATCGCCGACCCGCAGCCATACGTTTTAAATTTCGCATCTTCAATAATGCCCGTTTCATTGTTTACCTTTATCTGTAGCTTCATTACATCGCCGCAAGCAGGTGCACCAACCATACCAGTGCCAATACCTTCTTCATCTTTAGCAAAGCTGCCCACATTCCGTGGATTCTCGTAATGATCTACAACCTTTTCTGAATAGGCCATAGTTATCTCCTGAGTTTATTATACAGTATTTAATTAGTCTTGTCTACGCTTCATGGCGCTTTTGGCCATGTTCGACACAGTTTGTTCTGGATTATCAGCAGCGCCAATATATTCTTCTGGATTAGTTATATTCTGAGTTGTGTCGGCTGTGAAAGTGATAGTGTCTGTATTGATATTTTTGATTAAATTTTTAAGAGCTGGTTCTTTATCATTGGCTAACAATAAATCAGCATAAGAAAAATTTGTTATTCCGGTGTTTCTTACATAACGAATAACCATACCTGTGGGTATTTGTTGAGTAAGTTCACCGTCTGTAACTTTATTATGCAATAGATTTATGGCAGTGAGGATTTTTCCGAAATCCTCACTGTCAGACTCTACTATAAAATCTTTTGCTCTCATTAACGACGTTCTCTGCCTAGCTCTTCTTGGCCGCCAGCAGCGGCATCAGTTGCGGCAAATCCGTCATCTTCTGCATCCAAGTCGCTGTCTACATCTCCAACTGGAGGCAATTGCCCTGGTAATTCCCCACCCATATTCATTGCTTGGTCAGGTTGCTCTCCAGCTAGTACTCTGGCACCGTTGTCCAATGCATCTCTGGCACCATTGAGAGAATCCATTAGTCCCTGCAATGCGGCTGTTACAGTTTGCTTATAACTGTCTGCTTGAGCTGTACCTATTTGATCTCTAATAGTATCTAGTAAAGGAGGAAGTTCTTCGTTCATCATTTTACTAGCATCAGTGATCATGTCCTGAACGCTGTCGACCATGTCTTTGGCTGCCAGTACGGCTTCAGCTGTTTCCAACTCGCCTTCTAATAAAGTTTCGTGCTGATCCAACCAAGCAGTTAGCCCTTCTCGAACCATAAACATTTCCATATATTTAGGATTCTTTTCTGCGGTATGAGCGCCGTAGCTTTTTCTAATATTGTTCAGACTTTCATCCAATGCAATGCTCAATCGTTGTGCTTTGGCATAGGTAAGGTTGTTGTAGTCTATAGCAAACCCAAATCGACTTTCCATTATACGGTTTAATCGTTGTGTTTTTTTTGGTGCAAGTTCGTTTAAATTCATGTTAAAGATTCCCAGATTTTCATATATTTAGCAGATCTTATAGTTTTCTCTAAATCATTTTTAGCAGGATGCAATTGCATTTTAAAATTTAGATATCTATTAGACCAAAGAGTTAATTTAAAATTATCTTTTTTCTGTTTCGAAGTAATTTTGTTTGAATAAAATTCACATTCATCATAAAGTCGAGCTACTTTGATATCTGCATCTAGCAATTTATCTGCTATTTTATATTGTTTAACTTTACTAAGAGCTGCATAAAATATAGCAGCCCTTTTACTATAAAATGTATGTATTGTAATTTTATTCTTTGTTACTTTAAATCGATGGCTGTCGATATTTTGTATAACGTAGTCCCCTATGACCCATAAGTTATTACTGATGGGTATCAATAGCGGTTTTTCAAGTGCGTGTCGAATATAATTGAGCTCAGATTTTGCCCAATAATTAATTTTATGAATTGCTAAATTAACTAAGATTTTACCTAGTTCTTCGTTTGTATATGATACGGCCGTTTTCATTTTTTCTTGTTAATAGATTTTTATTTACTAATTGATTAGCCATAAGCTGTTGTCGGTCATCCATATCACCTCTGGCCATAACAGGTGTTTCTTCGTCAAATTGAGACAACATATCTGCCTCTTCATTTGTGATGGCCACATTTATGTTTTGCGTAAGTTCTACGATTTTCACTTTGATGCCAGGTGAATTAGTAGGGTAATAATGGCTGTAAACATAACACCCACTATAGTAGTTCCAATGGTTATCATTTGTTTATTAATGCCACCCGTTTTATTGGTGATACTGTCTTTAATTTCCGCTATGTGACGCTCGATGACAGTCATCCGCTCGTCCAGATTGTCGAGTTTAGTTTCCAAAGCTGCATACCTTTCCGCACAAAGTTCTACGTGCGCTTCAAGGTTTTTCTTTTCAATATCGGTGGTTTTGCTCATAATATATCCTGTACAGGATGCTTTTAATTTGTCCAAATGTGCCGTAAAGAGAAGCCTTAATGGTGCCGTAGCATCAATTAATATTTAGCTCATCTACGGTAGAAAAATATATGTTTTTTAATATCCCATAGCTATGAAAAATCGGCAGCATGAACCTAGCAGATTCTTCAAGCCCGGTTATAACTGGTACCTGTTCAAAGTCCTCGTATAATTGATCCACAGTGTAGATATCTTGTTCGCTGGCAAATTTAAATATCCAAACTTTTTGCATGGTTTGATAAAATTCTCCAAAAATTTTACTGACCCCGTCTATGTCTGATAAAAGCTCAGGCCCCCCTAAAATTATGGGTTGAGTTTTTAAACTTAGGACCTGCAATACTGTTTCCCAATTTCTCTGTTGATCCCGTGCAAGACTGTCACCCCTGGTTACATTCGTAGGTGTTATATCTACCAGGGTCGCACAAATAAAAGATTTCATAAAAATATTTATAGCCAACAAAAAAGGCACTATAAAAGTGCCTTTTTGTTTTAGCTTACGCTAAAATTACTGAGCTAGACGTAGTCCAGGCTGTGTAACTACAATACCTGTTGTATTGTAACCGCTAGAGGTAGCTGCGACGATGTTAGCTTGTAAGTCTGTTGCATTCCATGCTGATTCTTCAACAAGAACGCTTAGAAGACCGTTTGAAACTGCACCGTTGTTAGCTGTACCAACTTGATAAGCCAACAATGTAGCATTCAATCCAATAGT